ATTATACTGATTCTGAATTCAGAAAGGAGATGTATGATTTGATACGTATTGCATATTCGGAAATAGGTGGTCATATAAAAATACAAAATCCAAATGATATAGCAGACCCGGAGTGGAATTATTGGGAGGGTACTGACATTCACAAGAGCAGTGATTTTGATATTGTTATATTTGGAAAACGTACAAATTATGGGATAAAATTTGCAGGTGTTGGTCATGATGGTGATAGTGATTCTAAACGTAAATTTTTAGACCAAGCTGGTACGAATTTAAAAAAAATAGGTTTCTATCTCGAAGCATCTGGTAAATTGGCACAAATTTTAATAAATAAATATAAAGTACCTGTGGTTACGGATAGAGATGTTGTTGAAAAGGTATTAGGTAAACAAGTAGTATGGGTTGGTACATCTGGATGGTATACTCGAACAATCGGGGGTCAATCCCACACAAAAATTTTATTAGGAACGCCACGTGGCATTTCAACCAAATCGCCAAAACGTTAATATATGTCAAAATATACAATGGGTCAAATAAAAAATGCAGTCATATCTAAAGGGTATATTTGGTTTGATGATGTTAATAACAAGGGATATGATTTGAATATTGTAGGAATTAGAAATTCAATACCCAAGACCACAGTAACAAATTTGTTTGATGATATTATTACCGTATCTTATAAAGTTGATGGTGAGTGGGTTTATAAAGAGTGGAGATGTACTACTGAACCCGGTCGGCGTGGTGTAATGGAGCACGGGAATCCGAAAGGTGTGGCTATATTAGTAAATGGTCAATATAGAGCATCCTATAAAATAGGATTCCATAAATCCAAATATGAGTCATTGGTTCAAAGACGCCCTGTTAAGGTTTATCGGGATTCTAATAAAGACATGAAATACGATGAAACTAATATTGATGAAGGGTTGTTTGGTATTAATATACACAAAGCTGGTAAAAATTCAACATATGTAGAGAACTGGTCGGAGGGGTGTCAGGTTTTTAAAATCGAACGTGATTTTGAAGAATTCATGTCTATTTGTAAAAAAGCGGTAACTATACATCAAAACAGATTCACATATACTCTCATTGAATCATCTGATATCGCATATCAGCACGCCTAAACTTTAACAAAAAAATATTTTCAAAAAAAATTTGTAAATTACAAATGATTCCCGTACATTTGCATTAATAATTTATTAAAAACTATTCAATAATTAATTAAAACTTCAACAAAATGAATTTAGACGCAGTAAAAAAAAGACTTAACAAATTACAGAACAGTAATTCACAATCAGCAAAAATTGAATTATGGAAACCCGCAGTTGGCAACCATCAAGTCAGATTAGTGCCGTATAAGTTTAATAAAGAATACCCATTTGTTGAACTGTACTTCCACTATAACATTTCAAAACGTACCTATGTATCGCCTATTTCGTTTGGCAATCCAGACCCAATTGTAGAATTTGCTGAAAGACTTAAAAGAATGGGTGATAGAGAAGACTGGAAATCTGCAAGAAAGATGGAACCTAAATTGAGAATTTTCGTACCTGTATTGGTAAGGGGTGAGGAACATTTGGGTGTACGGTTTTGGTCATTTGGTAAATCTGTATACCAAGATATCCTAAAATATATGGCCGACCCTGATTATGGTGATATTACAAATCCAGTAGATGGTAGAGATATTGTTGTAGAAGTACAATCGCCTGAAGAGTCTGGTACATCGTATACGCAAACTACGATTCGTGTCAAACCTAAAGAAACTCCGTTGGCGGATACAGACGAAAAAATCAATTCATATTTGGATAATCAGGCTAGCATTGACCAGTTGTATCAGGAACCAACATATGATGAACTTAAAATAGTCCTGAAAGACTGGTTGAACCCAGACGATTTGACTGGTGTATCATCAACTAACAGTAGTGTATCGCAAGATGTTCTTTCTGCAAAAAATACATCAAACTCAACAACGTCTAATCATACACCGCCACAAAGTGTAGATTCACAGCCAGCCACATCCGTGCAAAAGACTGATTCTAAAAAAATAGATGATGTTGCATCTGCTTTTGATGATTTGTTCAATTCAGGGGATGAGTTGCCGTTTTAATCATTAATATAAATGTAGTTTTTTATGTATATTTGTAAGGATGCTGCTACAACGTCAGCATCCTTACTATTATAGCAATATTATAAATGCGAATCACAGTTATTGTGTTTCGACTGTAATCAATTTAATATATCACATAAAAATAATCAATAAAAGTGGCAAAAATAATTAAAGATATTGATTTGGCAGAAGTTTTAGCGGAAACTTTAAATAAACATTCGAAAGACCAAAAGGTGGCTTACTTTTTGAATACTGATGATGCTCCAACTAATGTTGATGGTTGGGTATCAACCGGAGCGTCTATGCTTGATGTTGCAATATCAAATCGACCATATGGTGGATTGCCGGTGGGTAGAATAGTGGAGATAACCGGATTGGAACAAAGTGGGAAATCATTGTTAGCAGCACACTTACTATCCGAAACTCAAAAATTAGGTGGGGTATCGGTGCTAATTGATACGGAAACTGCGGTAAATCGTGATTTTTTGGAAGCCATTGGTGTCGATGTTTCTAAATTACTTTATGTGTCGGCAGATACTGTGGAGCAGATATTCGAGTTTGTAGAAATGATTATCGAAAAGGTTAGGTCATCTAATAAGGACAAACCGGTTACTATTGTAATTGATTCGGTTGCGGCAGCATCAACCAAAAAGGAACTGGATGCTGATTATGATAAAGACGGATATGCAACTGACAAAGCGATAATTATATCAAAGGCTATGCGAAAAATAACGAACCTAATTGGCAGAGAAAAAATAATACTTGCGTTTACTAATCAATTAAGACAAAAATTAAATGCTATGGCATTTTCAGACCCGTGGACTACTAGTGGTGGAAAGGCACTTGCGTTCCATGCATCTGTCAGAGTTCGTTTGAAAAATATGGGTACTATTAAAGGAAAGGATAAGCATGGTAATGAACAGATAGTAGGTATTAAAGTACGTGCGCATGTAATAAAAAATAGAATAGGGCCACCGCTTAGGTCTGCTGATTTTGATATATTTTTTGATAGGGGTATTGATAATTATGGTTCTTGGTTACGTAGTCTAAAGGATAACGGCTTAATTAAACAGGCGGGGGCTTGGTATAATTATATTGACATTGATACCGGTGAGGAAATAAAGTTTCAATCTAAAGATTTTGAAAATATATTAACATCTAATATAGAATTAAAAGAACAAATATATAAAAGAATATGTGAAACGCAGATATTGCAATATAGAAATGGTTCAATAGATGCTGAAACACTAACTGATGGTTCCGAATTTATTGAATAATAACATTTATATATAATGAAAGAACTTTATAAGCAAATATTTAATGAAATTAATTATGCACATACATTCAATGAGAGTAGATTACGAAACGATAAAGTTCTTATTATAGACGGTATAAATACGTTTATTCGCACATGGTCTACTAATCCTGTAATGAATGATGACGGGGAGCATATGGGTGGGGTAGTTGGTACTTTAAAATCAATAGGTTCATATGTAAGAGAATTTAATCCAACTCGAATAATAGTAGTATTTGATGGTAAAAATGGACATGCTCGTAGAAAAAAAATATTTGCGGGTTATAAATTAAATAGAGGAAAAAATAGATTTAGAGTTAATAGACAATACCCTGAAATGATGACATATGATGATGAGGGGGAATCTATGAAACGTCAATTTGTTTGTTTGGTTGATTTATTATATTACCTACCAATAACTACAATGATACATGATGGAATAGAGGCTGATGATGTAATAGCATATATTACCAATGATATTTTAAAATCACAACAATCGATTATAGTATCTACTGATAAAGACTTTTTGCAACTTGTATGTGACAATGTAAGTGTTTACTCGCCAACTAAAAAAATTTACTATAATAGAGATGCAATTTATAATGAGTATTTAATATACCCGGAGAATTTATTGTTATTCAAAACATTAGATGGTGATGTTTCGGATAATATTCCCGGTATAAAGGGATGTGGTTTGAAGATAATACGTAACCGATTTCCTGTGATAAGTGAAAATAGATTAATAGAATTTGATGAATTTTTTAAAATATGTGAGAACAATATAAACAGCTATAAAATATATTCTGATATTTTATCTAACCGAGATATTATATTGAGAAACAAATCGTTAATGCAATTATCAGATGCAAATATATCAGTTCATGAACGGTTGAAGATTTTGAATAGATTTAATGAACATGATAGGAAATTTAATAAAATAGAATTTTTATCAGTTGCATCAAAATATAAAATACTCCAAAATTGGGGTGATGTAAACGATTGGATTAAATTTACATTTTCTAATATTATAACAAAATAATAAATGGATACGTTATCTAAGTATGGCCAGTCATTTCAATCAAAGATTATATCGGCATTGCTTACTGATGTAAAACTATTGGATTCACTGAATGATATCATTGATAAAAATTTCTTTGAATCTGATGTTAATAAGTGGATTGTTGGTGTTATAATTGATTATTATGAAGAGTATAAAAAACAACCTACGATGGATGTTTTTAAATCGGAGGTTTGCAAGATGGAATCACAATCTATGCAAAGAACAATCATAGAACAATTAAAAACAGTATATACCCATATTGAGCATGATGATATTGAATATGTAAAAAATGAATTTGAAACATTTTGCAAAAATCAAAATTTAAAATCAGTAATAATACAATCAGTAGATTTGCTTAAATTAGGAAATTACGATAAAATTAAGGATTTGGTAGATAAGGCAATGAAAGTTGGGTCTGATGTTGATTTGGGTACTGATTATATATTAGATTATGAAAAGAGAACATCGGATGATGCTAGAAAAACCATTGCAACCGATTGGGATGTTATAAATAAACTTATGGGTAGCGGATTAGGTTCTGGTGAATTGGGTGTTGTGGTTGCGCCATCCGGTGTTGGTAAAACGTGGTTTTTGTGTGCGTTGGGTGCTGCGGCGGTCAAATCTGGTAAAACGGTAATTCATTACTCGATGGAGTTATCCGAAAAATATGTTGGGGAACGATATGATACTGTATTTACTCAAATATCATCTGCTGACTTATTTAATAATAGGAATTTGGTTAGGGACAAAATATCAAAATTAAATGGAAAACTTTTAATTAAATACTTTCCACCAAAAGGAATTTCTGTTAAAAAAATAGAATATCATATTGAAAAATTGACGGCAATTGGTAATAAACCAGATATAATTATATTGGATTATGCTGATTTATTGTTATCACGGTCTATTAAATCAAATAATGTATATACCGAACAAGGTGATGTATATATAGAACTTAGAGCGTTGGGCAGTGAGTTTAATATTCCGGTTTGGACAGCAAGTCAGACCAATCGTAGTGGTTTGGATGCCGAGGTAATTGAGGCCGACAAAATTGCTGATTCGTATGCTAAGGTAATGAATGCGGATTTCATAATGAGTGTAAGTAGAAAACCGATGGATAAAATAAATAATACCGCACGGGTACATATTATGAAAAATAGGTTTGGTATGGATGGTATCACATTTTCATCTATGTTAGATACGAATAAAGGTATAATTGAAATACACAACACACCGTCAGCAACTACTCAATCGAATCTCAATAACCAAAATGATGATGGATATGATAAACAACTTTTGTATAAAAAATATATAGAAAATATGCCAATTTCAAATAATGGTATAAAAAAAGTTGCATTTTGATAGAAAAAAAATAAATTACCGATTTAATGCTATAACTAATTCGATTACTAAGAATTAAAGGTGAAACACATCTTGATTTGCTAATGAGATGTGATTCATTGGGTAAAACTTCGATAAGAGTGGGGTATGACTTTATTTCAACAGAGTGTGAGAGTGATTACTTTGATATAGCGGATACAAGAATAAATTGAGTAAATTTATAATTCTAATATTTATGTAAACCACGCAACTTAATCAAGTCTAAATTTCAAAATAACAACATATAAAATTTAGTAACCCATGAGTAAATTATTTACTGATAGAATTCCATATAAGCCATTTGAATATCCAGAATATTATACCGATGGGTGGTTACCAGTTCAACAGGCACATTGGCTGCATACCGAGATACCGATGCAGGGTGATATTAAAGATTGGAAGGAAAATCTCAAGCCACATGAAAAACACTTAGTTGGTAATATTCTTTTAGGCTTTGCACAAACTGAATGTGCAGTATCTGATTATTGGACTAATATGGTTACAAAATGGTTTCCTAAGCATGAGATTAGACAAATGGCAATGGCATTCGGAGCAAATGAAACAGTTCATGCGGTTGCATATTCATATCTAAATGAAACATTAGGTTTGGAGGATTTTGATGCGTTTCTACATGACCCAGTAACCCGTGATAGATTTGAAATGTTAACAACCGTGAAATGTGAATATACACCTGACGATTTGAATAATTCACATATTGCCCGTGTAGATGTGGGACGTAGTCTTGCCATATTTTCTGCATTTGCCGAGGGTGTTGCATTGTACTCATCATTTGCAGTTTTGTATTCATTTCAAATGAGGAATCTTTTGAAGGGGATTGGACAGCAAATGAAATGGAGTGTTCGAGATGAGTCGTTGCACTCAAAAATGGGGTGTCAGTTATTTAGGCATATGTGTTCAGAATTTCCTGAGTTAAAAGATGATGCTAAAACAACAATATATGATGCAGCAAACTTAGTGTTGGAATTGGAACATAAATTTATAGATAAAATGTTTGAATACGGTGATTTGGAAAACTTAAAAAAGGAAGATTTGAAGCATTTTATAAATAAAAGAATCAATGAAAAACTTGTAGAATTAGGATATATTGGTATATTTGAATTTGATGATGATAAGGCTGCCGAATTGGATTGGTTCTATCATTTAACCGGTGGTCAAACATGGACTGATTTTTTTGCGTTAAGACCAACTGATTATTCAAAGGCTAACGAGGGTGAAGATTGGGAAAACGGTCTGTGGTAACAACTTTAAAAATTAAAAAAAAATAATAATTATGACGTTTGATGAATTAATACAAAATGTAAATCAGTGGGCGATTGACAAAGGAATTGACAAAAAAGAAAATGCACCAAAACAGATGTTGAAAGTTTTGGAGGAAGTTGGTGAGACGGCAGGTGCGCTTCTGAAATCTAAGGATGATGAGATTAGAGATGGGATTGGTGATTCTTTTGTAACATTGATTATATTATCGAAACAATTGGGATTAGACCCGGTAGATTGCTTAAACGCTGCATGGGATGAAATTAAAGGAAGAACCGGTAGAACTGAAAATGGTATTTTTATAAAAAATTAAAAAAAATGATTAAAAATTACGGAGAAGAATTTGGTTGGGAAGTGGGTGTTGACTTTCCAGTATGGGCTAATACTGAAATATACGTTAAAACAATATCACGGGGGTATTTATTGGATAGTGAAAAGCCTAAAGATGCGTATTGGCGTGTTGCAACAACAGTAGCTAAACGATTGGGTAAACCAAATATGGCATCAAAATTCTTTGATTACATTTGGAAGGGTTGGTTAAATTTAGCTACCCCGGTTCTTTCAAATACCGGAACTGATAGAGGATTACCAATCAGTTGTTTTGGTATCGATGTTGGTGATTCTATATATGAGATTGGTTCTAAAAATTTAGAATTAATGATATTGGCAAAACACGGCGGTGGTGTAGGTATTGGTGTAAATATGATTAGACCTGCTGGCTCTAGAATTACAAATAATGGCACATCAGATGGTGTTATTCCATTTGTTAAAATTTATGATTCAACAATATTAGCAACCAATCAGGGGTCGGTACGGCGTGGAGCGGCTTCTGTAAATATAAAAATAGACCACAAGGATTTTGATGAATGGTTAGAAATTCGTGAACCAAAGGGCGATGTAAATCGACAGTCACTAAATATACATCAGTGTGTTGTCATTTCTGATAAATTTATGAGAAAATTGGAAGAAGGTGATATTGAATCTAGACGTAGATGGGGCAAATTACTTCAGAAAAGAAAAGCAACAGGTGAGCCATATATTATGTTTAAGGGAAATGTAAACAAGCAAAACCCTGATATGTATAAAAAGAATGGCTTAAAGGTTCATATGACTAATATATGTTCAGAGATAACTTTACATACGGATGAACAACATTCATTTGTGTGTTGTTTGTCATCTCTAAATCTTGCAAAATATGATGAGTGGAAAGATACTGATTTAATTTATACTGCTATTTGGTTTTTAGATGGTGTTTTGGAAGAGTTTATTCAAAAGGCAAAAAATATGAAGGGGTTTGAAAATTCTGTACGTTCTGCTGAACGTGGAAGAGCAATTGGACTTGGGGTTCTTGGTTGGCATACATATTTGCAGAAAAGAGGTATTCCTTTTGAGGGATTACCCGCTCAATTTGAAACCCGTAAAATATTTTCACAAATGAAAATTGAATCAGAACGGGCTAGTAGAGATTTGGCTAACGAATATGGTGAACCGTTGTGGTGTAGAGACTTTGGTATGCGAAATACACATCTTAGGGCGGTAGCGCCAACAGTATCTAATTCTAAGTTAAGTGGTAATATTTCTGCGGGAATAGAGCCGTGGGCAGCTAATGTCTTTACCGAACAGACTGCAAAAGGAACTTTCATCCGAAAAAACCCAGAGTTAGAAAATATTTTAATTAAAATTTCAAAAAATACAAAAGAAGTTTGGAATAAAATATTGGAAGACGGTGGTTCCGTTCAGGATTTAGATTTTTTAGATAACTTTTGTTTTGTTGATGGTAAATTGGTTGATTCCACCGAACTCTCTGATGATGAGCGAATAAAGGCATATTCAGTTAAAGATGTTTTTAAAACTTTTAAAGAAATAAATCAATTGGATTTAGTTAGACAAGCGGGTGTGCGTCAACAATACATTGACCAATCTGTTTCATTGAATGTTGCATTTCCAGCGACAGTTGAACCAAAATTTATAAATATGGTTCATTTGGAGGCATGGAAACAGGGAGTAAAAACTCTATATTATATGAGAACTGAATCTGTTTTACGGGGTGATATTGCAGCAAAGGCGATGGATGAAAACTGTGTATCATGTGATGGTTAATTTTATTTTTTTGATATTATAATTTTAAAAATGAATTAAATATGCTAGAAGTAAAAAAATTTTCAGCAAATTGGTGTGCACCATGTCGAACACTAAAATCTATATTTTATGAAATACAATCACAGTTTGATTCAGTTAATTTTTCCGAATATGATATTGATGAATCATATAATTTATCTAGCCAATACAATGTTAGGTCAGTGCCAACTGTTATCTTTATTAAAGATGGTATAGAAGTTGAAAGAATCGTAGGAT